TTACAAAACCAGTTTTTTGATCTTCTCTTCTACCTTTTTATCATTGTCCGCAAGGTGGGTATAAAGCTCTAAAGTTATTTTCACGGATGCATGTCCAAGCAACTTTTGAGCCTCTTTCACGTCTATGCCGGAGTAATACAGCATGGTTGCGTAGTTGTGCCGGAACGTGTGCGCAGACAATCCGGTAGTAAGGGAAATCTTGCTATCGCCACCCATAGCCGTGTTTATCTTTTTAATAATTTTATCCCAAAACCTTTTATATGCTCCCTGGCTCATCAATTCACCTTTAGTGCTGTGGAATAGGTATAGCCCAGCTAATCGCCTGAAATACGCTTTCAAGCTTTCTGACAAGCTATCTGGGAGCGGTATCGTTCGTATGGAAGATTGCGATTTTGGAGTTTTGATTGATGGTGTGTTGTTGTCTATGAATTCCAGCGACCTACTGACGGAAAGGGTTCCTGACCTTAAATCAAAATCGTTTCTCATTAATGCTAATGCTTCACCACGCCTGATCCCGGTCAGCGAGATTATTTCTATGAACATATTCTCCATAGGCGTGAAATTGCACTTCTTAATAGCTTTCTTTTCGTCCTCGGTCAAGATGCGTTTTTCACTCTTCTCCACCGGCTTGACCAACTTGACCGTACGGCAAACGTTCTTGTAGATAAACCCGTCGTCTATGGCAGCCTCCAAAATCTGGTTGATCGTCATTTTCATGATGCGCTGCGTCTCATAATGTCCGTTTTGCTCTGCCAGCAATTCCATGATGTCCGATTTTTTCAAGTCCATCAGCTTCATCTCATTGACGCGCCCCATCCGCTCAAGGGCATATTTGTAATTACGCTGTGTGTTCTGCGCCAGGTTCGACTTGTAGATCATAAACCATTTCTTAGACCAGTCCCCGAACGTCATGCCCTTGTCATCCGCATAGGTCCTTTTTTCCACGGAATCAATAATAGCGGAGCTTTTTCTTTTTATTTCCGCATTAGATTTTCCGTAAACAGTTTTAAACTTGCGTTTGCCGGTATCGTTATCAATTCCGATGAATATGTTTTTTTGATACAATCCATCGTCACGTTTTTTTGCCATTTAATCGCTCCTTTCTAAAATTAAGTACAAAAATAGCATGGTTGACGAAACCACGCATGAATGGTAAAATATTCTTGTCTAGGGGATACTTTATCATTTAAAGGTGGTTGGTATCTATGTAAGCCGTTCCTGTTTGCAGCAGGGGCGGTTTTATTTTTTCGTTTTTCAATAAATCTCAGTTACTATTTTTCCTGGTGCTGATTCGTTATAATAAAAGGTGTAAGTCTTCCCATTCATTTTAAATTTTAATTCAATATCAGCATTATTCATAAAATATTCGTAGGTATCATTGCGGTTTGTGTAATATAAAACTTTACTTTCGCTAGGACGCAATGTGATGTCTTCGTACCATGGCACTTCTTCGTAGTCCACCAAGTTTATATATAAATATCCCCAATTATAAAGGTCTTGTAAAGTGATTGAATTACTTACAGTAATATCATTACTGCTATTATTTTTTATAGTATATGCTATCTCTGAATTATCAAAGTAATTAACTTTAATAGTCACATTTATAGGATTAGGGACATTTACTGTGCATTTATACTTTTTATTTTTATATTTTGCAGTTATTATACATTTGCCGGCGGATCTAGTAGTTATTTTCCCGTTAAATACTGTGGCAATTTTTTTATTGCTGGAAGTCCATTTGACCTTTTTGGAATTTACCGTACCTAACTTTAATTTAAAAGTTTTTTTAACGTTAAGTGTAATAGAATTTTTATTTAGAGATAATGGGTAATTTTGGATTTGTTTTCCTGCATTTAACCTCTGCAATCCCTTTTTATATCTATTCCATTTTACAGTTTTAATATTAGGGTTTGCATTTATTACAACATTACCACACCTATACACTTTTTCGCGCAATATTGTATTTTTGAACCCTTTAATATAATTATATCGTTTCTTTGCATCGGATTCGTTGTAATAAACTCTTAAAGTAGCTTCATAATTACCGTCATAGAAGTTGATTTTAGACTTGTATTTGCTAAATACGTCGTTACCGTTAGTATCATATTTGCATACCTTTGAAATGGGGAAATCAGATTTTTTAAACATATTAACAATTTGTTTGGCGGACATATTATTCAACTTTACAGCAGCGTTTGCTCTCATTGGCATAAAACACAACATCATAAATAGACAAATATAAAACAATACATGATATTTTTTCCTCATATATCTTTCCTTCTTTCCCTTTTTGTTTTTCAAAACGCTGCTAAACGTCTTAATATCGTTATTATAAAAAATCTTTTTATACACTATAATCATAGATCATTTCCATATAAATAATGATGTTCCATCCGTTCAAACATGTCACAGTTTTCCTCTAAAAATCGTATACGTTCTTCATCTTTTTTCATTTGTCGCTGGAGTTTCCTGCGACGCTTTCGTATTCGTTCTAATTCTTCTAAATATTTCACGGCAGGAATTGGCACAGTGTTAGAATTCTCTATAGATTTATGGGCATTGTATTCAATTAATTGTACATTTTCCTTAGTGAAATCATCTTGTCTGATATGCTTTACCGCATGTTCATAGGCTTTTAACTGTGCATCATATGAAAGACGAGAATTTATAAAAATGGTAAAGCTGCCGTCTTCATTAGGACATACGGTTTCTTTGGTTTTATCTGGTAAATCAATTAAATGAACAAATATATCTGCCGTTGCTGTATTAGTCAATATCACCACGTTCCTTTCGCTTTAATGCAAGCAGCATGTCATGTACTGTTTTCAAGTCATCAGGATCGGCGTCTTTGGCAGTGTCAAATAAAAGCCGTAATTCCTTGTTTTCAAAAATCTTTTGCGCTGTTTGAGCGGTCTCTTCGTTAAGATAGTATGTTTCACCCCCTTCTTTTTCTTTGCCAGTCATTAGATATTCAACTGTTACGCCAAAATAATCAGCTATTTTTTGTAGCTTATCTTGTTTTGGTGTGTATTTTCCTTTTTTCCATTCTGTAAGAGTAGAAGTTGAGATACCTGTCTCTTTGGAGATTTTATAAGCAGTTACTCCGTTTTTCTCTAACAATTCTTGAAATATTTCATACATAGCATTCCCTTCCTTACTATATGTGATATAAATTAACTTAGAAAATCGAGAAATAAACATTGACAATCTCGGAAAGCTATGGTACAGTATATACATAGCTCGGAAACACGAGTTATAAATGACAAAACAAAAAGATTTCTTAATTAACTAAGGTGGTAATTAGATTATATAAGAAATCTTAGCTAATGTCAAGTGTATTTCCTATATTTAATGATGGGGGGTGGAACAATGTATGAAAGATTTGAAGAACTTTTAAATCAAAGGGCGATTACGGCATATCAAGTGTCAAAAGATACTGGTATCGCTACAGCTACACTTAGTGAATGGAAGCATGGTCGGTACAAACCCAAAGCAGATAAGCTCAAAATTCTAGCGGATTACTTTGGCGTAACAATCGAATATTTCTTAGAAAAAACAGACCAAGACAAAGCGGGATAGGAGGGTGGTGAAAAAGGTGTGGATATCAAAGAAGAAATTCAAGAAACTGGAAAACAGGATAACTGACCTTGAAACGCAAGTTCAAAGTCAGCAAGAACTAATAACACAGATTACAAAGTCGATTGAACAGGACTCGCAAAATCTACGTTTAATCCTGAAAGAAACAAAAAACAATATGATTTCCTCTATAGAAGCCTTAAAGAATGAAATAGTGGAGGATGTTAAGCAGGAGGTGATGCAGAGTGAAAGGCAAATGGAAACCGTACAGCCAAATAATAGGGGAGGAACGTCTGTATATTGCAGGGAGACAGCTCAACATGGACAAACCATTGCACGGCGGAAACGTTGAGTATTCAGGAACGTATACAGAAAACCGTAAATCAGTAGAGTCTTTGTGTGAAAAACTCAATCGGGAAAAAGCAGACCAGGACAAAGCGGGATAGGGAGGTGACAGGAAATGACAGAGGAACAAAAAAGACTAGAAAAAGCATTGCTTAAATTTATTGAGAAAGAAATAAAAAGTGCCGTTCCAAGAGCGGGAGCAATACCTGAAACGGCAAATGCTTTAATTGATTTATGGCGATTAACAGATTGCAATACTACCTACCCGATACAGAATGTTACAACGCATTACGGAGAATACGCATGATCAAAAAGCAGGATAGGAGGTGAGATTATTGGATGGAGCTAAAAAAGACGATACCACAAAGGATCAAGCTTGTAGATATCGTCTGAGGATACGTTTATTATACGTGATCCTAATATTTTTGGAAATACAGTTGATATGCTTTCAATTGAAAATCAGAGCTGTATTTGGCGGGATGGATAGATTACTTGGACTGCTGGATCAATTGCTCCAAAAGATCAACTTCTCTGGTTTCTAACTCAATCAACTTTTGCATCTGGGATTCAATTTTTTGATCATGAGAACTTGATTGTTGACCTAAAACGTAAAGCAGTATTGAAATAATGATGCTTATAATGCCTAACCATTGATCAATTGTGAGAAACCTGTTTTTTTCTAAGGCGGAAGATGCAGAATTTTTAAGTGTTTCTATTTCGGGAGGAAATTCAAATTCACTTAAATCATCATTAGCCTCTGCCACTATTTTACTTGACTCGGATAAGGATTCAGGAGATACGCAGTTCATACACTTGTCTGGTGCGAATGATAGCATTTTTTCTAACAGGCTGATTTGCTCCAATATTGAATTTTGCGTAGCTTTGCATATAGCAAAACCTATATTATCAATAACTTTTTGAGTAAAATCTACTGATTGTAATCTGTCCTTAAAGCAGTTAGCTACAGTAAGGATAGATGTTGACAAAATACCACTTGATTTTTGTATTTTATCGACAGACTGGAAAGTATCCATTAGGTATTTATTTTCAAATAATGAAGGATTAAATGCTACCTCGATTTTATTTTGAAGATCAAATAGGTTTTTTAGGGGGTCATAAGAATTGTCCATATCATTCTCCCTTCATATGTATTTCGACACCGTCATGTCGATACCTACATTATAAGAGAGAAGGAAAAATATAGCAATACAAACCACAGAATGGAGGTGATCGAAATTGCCAGAACCATCAAAAGAATTAATCGAACTTGTACAACAGATCAAAACGGCTTTGCACCCTGAGTTCCCAAGAGGAGGTGTACCGGTGGAAGTGGCAGCCAAAGCCTACGGCATAGCATTAGAAACCCTGCGGCATCAGATTGAGTTCAAAGAAATAAACATCGGTCGCATGTGGCTGTCTCCTGCAAAAAGGGGTAAAAGGCGTTACCGTAACTTTTACATAAGTCCAAAGCTGCTATATGAGGAAACAGGTTATATGTGGAAAGGGGAGCAGGAATGAAAAACAAAACCCACGCAGTTATTAATACAGTAGTATTTATAATCATGTGCATTGCCGCCAGTACGGAGACCGGCAGTTGGGCAGAAGTAATCGTGCTGTATGCCTGCGCATTGTACCTTGTATTATTCGCACTAATCAACATGGACTATTTGAAGCAAGCGAGGAAAGGAGGGCTAAGCAGATGGATAAAGAAAAATGGTTAGAATTTTGTAAAGAAATGGCACCGGTCGCTGACCGTGCAAATGAAATCAGGAAGAAATACGGAATGGACCGCATGTATATTACTACGACAGAAACTTGCACTTACTTTACTTACCACGATGGCGACCCGGGCGAAGAAGTTATTTACAATTGCCATTCTCGGGAGGATGGAATACATGAAGTCGGAATGCTTGCAGAGACTCCGTACGCAACGATTAGAACAAAAGAAAACAACTCCGCAGCAGATAACGCTAATCAAGCACCGAAAAACGAAACGCGTCTCATAGACGCAAAGACAATACAAGAATTAAAAAGTATCGCCATCGAAGAACAGCAAAATACAGGAAGTTACATAATCGGAAAAACAATGCAGATGGTCCTTGAAAAACAAGGCTTATGGGATGAATAAAGAATGTTACCCGGGAACCGGTATTAAGATAGCCAGCCCATTTCACATAATAAATTGCAATTGCGGATACGGTGCATGGAGCATCGGTGAAAAAACAACCTGTCCAAAATGCGGACAGACAGTCATAAGCCATCCGGCAAATGATCAAAAAAAATAGCTGTTACATACCTACCAAATATGTAACAGCGAATGACTTTCGCCACCTAAAAACACCTATAATTATTGTACTACTTAGGCGGCGAAAAGTCAAGTAAAATCAAGGCTTTTAACGCCTTTTTCTAACTTGATAAAGGTATTATACATAGCCTGCAAGGAGGTACAAATGCCATACACAAAAAAGACATACGACTGTGGAGATGTAATAGAAGTGGAAAAGGTCTTTTCCGGCAGATATGGAAAACGCATCCCCCACGCAGAAAAGAAAAAACCAACACCGGAGGATGTAAAAAAAGTAAACGAACGGAAAGCCCAGGCGAAACTAAGGAGAAAGCTGAACTATAATTTTAAGTTCGGGGACCTGCACGCAACCTTGACATACAGGAAAGATGAAAGACCAACGCAGCAGGAGGCAGCAGGACTCCTAAATAAACTGCTGAATAAATTACGAAAAGAATATAAAAAAGCCGGTGCGGAACTGAAATACATAAAAGTAACGGAATACAAAAACAAAGCAATCCATCACCACCTGATCATAAACGACAAAGGCGACACTGGGAAACTGATAAGAAAGTTCTGGCAGCAGGGCAACGCATACTTCTCCTTATTTGACGACACCGGTCAATACGAAAAGCTGGCCGCCTACCTGATAAAAGAAACAAACAAGACGTTTAAAGAGAAAAATAACCCGAACAGGCTAAGATGGTCATGCAGCAGGAACCTCGTAGACCCAGAACCGAAAGTGGAGATCATACAGGCGAGCCGATGGATTGATGTACCAAGACCACCCAAGGGATACTATGTAGAGTCATGGAGAAGCGGCATATCGGAAGTAACCGGATACAAATATCAATATTACACCCTCAGACGGATAAAGGAGATTCAAAAAGAATGAGGATAGAAAAAGACAAAGTAATCATAACCAGAGAAGAAATGAGCAGTATCAAAAATATGAACCGCAGACAATTGGAGGAGTTTTTAAAGGAAGTATTAGTAAATACTGATACTCCGGGGATTGAAGAGGTTCAAAAACGATACATGGACGCAATTGAACAGACGCTGAGTGAGTTGAAAGGAATAGGCGAAAAGAGAAAAGAATTATTCTTGGAATTATTCAACATCAACATCGCACAGCCCTAGTAATTACTGGCACCTCCTGCCGCCAGGCAGATCAGGTATATCACGAATGTCACTATTATAAGCCATCACAAGGGCGCAGCAATGCGCTCGGAAAGGGAAACAATGTCCGGACTAATGTTTCCAAAACAGAAAACAAAGAAAAAAAGAAAAAAGCATGCAAAGAGCATCCTGAAGGACAAAGGGGATAAACGCTGTTATCTCTGTATGCTCTTGTATGACGATCATAGCATAAAAAGAGTACACGAACACCACATATGCTTCGGAACTGCCAACAGGGCAAAAAGCGAAGAACTGGGACTCAAAGTAAACGTCTGCATAGACCGCCATCATAAATACGGACCGGAAGCGGTACATAACAATAAAAAAATGTCGGAGATATTAAAAGCAGCAGCCCAGAGAGCATATGAGCAGAACCACACCCATGAAGAGTGGGTGAGTCATATTGGGAAGAATTATCTTGATTAAGGAGGGCATATGAAAAAAGCATATGGAATTTTCAGAACATCAGAGGGGTATGAAATTTGGGAAGGATCCATAATGGAATTTTCGGATACCGGCATTAAAGTGAAGTACAGTCAATTATTAAAGCCTTACAAATATCGGAGAAAGGATATCGGCAGGATTGTATTCATGGAGCAGCAGGACGCAGAAGTTAAGAAACAGGAAATGCAAATCAACTTAGAGGATAAGCAATATGCAGATCAAATCAGAGACGAAATTTAAAGTAATGATAAAAAGTATGGCCATGTCCTGCGGCGGGATAGCCAAAATAAGCTACTCGGACAAATTAGGAAAATCGCACGTCCGTGAAGTAACCGCAGAAAAGAAAGAAAAGGAATCTCTGCAAAAATTAGAACTTGCCGCAATTGCAGAGGCTCTAAAGATACTAAAGCCCGGATGTGAAATAACGCTGGATACCATGCAGGTGCAGATAGTAACGTCTCTAAAGCTTGGATGGGTGGAAAAATGGAAAAAACACGACTGGACAAACGCCAAAGGGGAACCGTTAGCGAATAAGGAAGAGTGGCAGCAGGTCTTGAATCTGCTGGGACAGCACAAATTAAATTTCAAGTAAAGGAGCGACAAAATGAAGGGGAAACAATTAAACCAGGAAGAAAAAGTGAAAATAATAGAAATGCTGCAACTTGGCATACCTGTTGCGAAAATAGCAAGGGAAATGAACATATGCGAGGAAACAATTAGAAAAACCCGGGATGCAGCAGGAAAAAGCAAGAAACAATCTATCTACATGCCGCAAATGCCGAAAAAGTGGATAGATGAATGGGATGATTTAAACGATCGGTACGGCAAAATTCCGGGAAATCTATTAATTGAATGGGACGCACTGCATAAACGCTATGGAACCAACAAAAGCGCATGATAGGAGGAATAACATGACCAGATTAGAAAAAATAAAACTAATAGCAGATACATACGGATATGGACCGCAGAGCCGACAACTGATCGAAGAGATGGCGGAATGTACGGTGGCAATCAACAAATTATGGCGAAACCGGAAAAACAAGAAGCAAAAGAAAAAATGGAGAAAACGGCTAATCTCTGAACTGGCGGATGTACTTATTATGGCTAATCAAATGTTGCATCTTCTAGGGTGCGGGAAAGAGATTGAAAAAGATATAGATTTTAAACTTAATCGGCAACTTAACAGAATCAACAAAGACTGCGAAGCACCCGCCGAAACAGTAAAAACAGATCACCGTAAATGCGAAAGGCATATTACGAACGGCGGAAGCTGCAAGGATAGATTGCCAAAATATTGTTCGCTGTTTAAGGAAATAGAAAAGGAGGAGTGCGTAGATGGGCAGAACGTTGAAGAGAGTGCCGATGGATTTTGATTATCCACTTAACGAGGTTTGGTATGGGTATTATTGTATACCATCTTTTTGCCATAGTGAATATTCATCGGGATGTGGGGAATGTAAGGTATTTGCGAAAATAATTGGTGTTCCCAAGCAAGAAAATGGTGATTGCCCGGATTTCCATAAACATTTTAATATCCACCCCACGATTGAGCCACCGGCAGGAGAAGGCTATCAATTGTGGGAAACCACAACGGAAGGAAGTCCCGCAAGCCCCGTGTTTGAAACCTTGGATGCATTATGCGAATGGTGCGAGGAAAACGCTACCATTTTTGCAAATATTAAAGCAGCAAAAGAAGAGTGGAAGCAGATGCTTGACAATGAATTTGTTTTTCATAAATCAGGAAATGCGATATTTATTTGATTGGGAAAGGAGAATTTAAAATGACAGTGATATATAGGGAGAACGAAGTAAAATACATTATTTGCGAAACATGCGGAGGAAGTGGAATAGATATAAAGCCAGTAGGATTGTGCGGATTTAAAGAGGTTACATGCCCGGACTGCGGAGGTTCAAGGGTAATTAAAAAGACAACGGAGGTTACGCTTGAGAAGGTGGAGCGGGCACAGGCAGAAAAACCGGAATCCGAAGGTGATAACGACAAAATCGCAGAAGGCATGAAAGCAATAAAAGAATATTGCAAAGCACAACCCTGCTGCGAAGACTGTCGGCTCGCAATCAAAGGCAGAGACTGTAAATTACAATATTACCTTCCTTGCAGATGGGAAACAGACAAATAAAATTAGTGGAAAGGAGCCGTTCCCCGGCCGGGAAAGCTATAGCGGAACCTTTAAAAAAATGAGCGACAAAGACTATATAAAGAAATTTGTTTCGATGCAAAACTTGCCCTACGAAGTAAAAGTAAAACGGGCAGAACTAAGAATAAAAGAATTCTATGACGAAATTGTGAATGAGCGAGGCTTGAATGTCCATGTTTCGGTCGGAGGATTAGACAGCATCACACTTTTGCTGTTCATGCGTTCAATTGGGCTAGACATACCAGCTATCGGGGTTACGTCCATAGAGCATAGCAGTATCCGAAAGATACATAAGCAGATAGGCGTACAAAGCATAAAACCATACAAGTATAAGCATCAGGTTCTAAATGATTTAGGCTTTCCGGTAATAAGCAAAGCGAAAGCTAAGAAAATTAATCTTTTGCAGACTCCGGATAGTGAAAAGCAGACATTTATTCATGCGATCATGACCGGCGACATGGGAGAGCAAGGCAAATTCCAACATTCAAATAAAATTAAACTCCCGGATAAATGGTTAAAACTCTTCGCCGGCCATTATCAGGAACACAGACCGGACTTGGTTTGCGGGAATGCTCCCTTTAAAGTCTCTTCGGAATGCTGCAAATACATGAAAGAGGACCCATGCGATGATTGGGCAAAAGAACATAATAGTTTCCCCTATCTTGGGTTAATGGCCAGTGAGGGGGGACAGAGAGAATTTGCCCTAATGAAAAATGGGTGCAACTATTACGGAAAAGAAGTAACCAGATCAGCGCCCTTCGCGCCGTTTATGCGGCAGGATATCTTACAGCTAGCACTAGATTTAAAAGTACCGATTCCGGAAGCTTACGGGGAAATAGCCAGAAAGAAAGATGGAACCTTATATACAACTCGCGCACAGAGAACCGGATGTGATATTTGCGGTTTTGGTATACACATCGAGAAACGCCCACATCGATTCGACAGATTGAGAGAAGAGAATGAAAGAGCCTGGGAGTTCTGGATGTACAAATGTATTGCCAACCCGGAGACAGGTGAAGCATACGGATGGGGCAGGGTATTGGACTACATTGGTGTGAAGTGGGAAGATGTGTATATTGATTGGGACGAGCGGCAGTTGTCTATGTTCGATTACCCGGAGGTGATGCCATGAAAGAATATATAATTGATTGCTTTGCCGGTGGAGGCGGCGCCAGTGTGGGGTTAGAAATGGCATTAGGCCGACAGGTAGACATAGCGATAAATCATGATCCGGATGCTATCCTGATGCACAAAACAAACCATCCGGATACACTGCATCTGACGGAAGATATTTTCAAAGTAGACTTACAAAAATATCTAAAATCAGAAGATATAGTAAAACTAATGTGGGGAAGTCCAGACTGTACCAGTCACAGCAAAGCAAAAGGCGGGAAGCCACGCAAAAAAGGATTGAGAATACTTCCGTGGGCAATATACAGGCTGTGTCGGCAGATATTAATAATTACCGGCAGGCTGCCGGAATGCCTGATCATGGAGAATGTAGAGGAAATTCAACAATGGGGACCGCTAAACGAAAACGGTAATCCAATACCTGAAAGAAAGGGAGAGGATTATAACAAATTCATAAGCGCTATGAAGAAACTTGGTTTCGACTTCGATAGTAAGGAGTTGATAGCAGCTGACTACGGAGCACCCACCACAAGAAAAAGATGGTATGCAGTCTTCAGATCTGATGGCAGAGAAATAATATGGCCAGAGCAGACGCATAGCAAAACTGGCAATGATGGATTAGAAAAGTGGATACCAATATCAACTTATCTTGATTTTTCGGATTTAGGAAAATCTATCTTTGGCAGAAAAAAACCGCTGGCCCAAAACACCATGAACCGGATTGCGCGGGGAATAGATAAATTCGTACTAAATAATCCAGAACCATTTATGATACAAGTTAATCACAGTGGCGAAAGATTTAGAGGTCAATCTATTAACGAACCATTACCAACGATCACTCAAAAGCACGGTTTTGGCGTGATTACACCGTTCCTGATTCAATACCACTCCGAAACTGGAAATAGTGAAGTAAGAGGACAGGGAGTTAATAACCCAATAATGACAATTGATACATCTCCAAGATATGCACTTGCATCCGGTTTTCTCACTAAATTTTACAAAACCGGTACTGGACAGATGGTAACAGAGCCAATACACACTATAACAACATCACCGGGACATTTTGGACAAATAAGCATTGTTATGTATGAAAAGGATGTTTCAAAGCAGATTCCGGAAGAAATGAGACAGAAATGCAACTGGGTAGCATCTTTCGTTATGGAATATTACGGATGCGGTACAGGCCAGTCTCTGGATAGTCCACTACATACAATCGTAACAAAGGACCGTTTCGCCTTAGTAACGGTATGCGGCGTCGATTATGTGATGGTAGATATCTTCCTTCGAATGCTGACAGCAGAGGAATTAAAATTAGGACAGGGCTTTCCTGAAGATTACGCAATAGATAGAGACTACAAAGGAAACTATTATCCGATCAGCAAACGAGTAGCCAGAATCGGAAACAGCGTGGTACCGGTTATGGCAAGGGTATTAGTCGAAGTCAATACCCCGTACTTGAAGATAGGAGAACGGCAGTTAATATGGACAATTCAAAGATTGCAACAGGAAATGACCGGGCAAATGAAATTTGCGTAAAGACAAATGAATTAGGGCAGCAGGACAGATAGGAGGACGCATGAAATATAAAGTAAAATTTGCAAAGTTTGTGACTATAGAGATAGAGGCAGAGAGTAAAGAAGAAGCAGAGGACAAAGCAGCGGTTATGGAAGATGAGGAAGTCGAGGCAATAGCCGGGAATAACCACGAAATGGCGATCTGGGATATTGGATTGAATAAGGAGGATGCATGAAGGAAAAATATAACACATGCCTACACGCACAAAGTGCAGGGGAGATAGCAGTACACACAACGCCGGGATGCCCGAGGGCACATATCGTTAAGGGCGTGCTGGCGGTAACTAAAGGAGAGTGTAGAAGGTGCAGGCGTTGGAAACCGAAGGAGGATAAACAGAAATGAAACAAAAATCAGTAATACCAAAAATCAAAGAAGAAACAAGAATGGTCAAAATGACTTTTGAACTCCGAAAGGACTTAAAGGAAAACGAGGTTATCTGCGAACATTGCCGCGGCACGGGGCTTGAAATAGCGGACAATGTATATGGAATCCGCGGAGATACAACACACATAGGAATATATTTCCCCTACAAACGTCAAAGCCTAACTTTCTGTAGACATTGCTATAATGGCATACTTCGCAAATGCCCAGAATGTGGCTCTTTGTTGAACAAGCAAATATATGAATGTGCTTGTGGATATCACACAAGGAAACGCCATGCCGAATGGGAGAAAAAAGACCTTGAAAAATGGGATAAGTCAGAAAAAATCACAGAAAAAGAGGCATTTGAAAAATTTAATTGTTTATATATAGGCAACCTAGACAGATACATTTATGACAAAGACGATCTTGAAACAGCAATTGAAGATTGCGAGGAATACGAAATAAATCCATCAAAGTTAAGGATATATGGCACAAAAGAAATAAAAATATCCTTAGATGCAGATAGCATAGCCGAAAGTGCATGCGATGAACTTCATGAAGATGCTTATGAATACTGTGACATAAAAGGACTACAAGAAATTTTAGACAAATGGTGCAAAGAACAGACTGATACAGCAACATATTACCCTGATTATAAAATAGGGGTAAGGATGGAGGATAAGCAGATATGACCAAGCAGGAAGCAATTAAAAATCTTGAATATACAAAACGTAGGCTAAAAATGCCACGTCAAGGAAATGCATGGAAGCCTAGCATGGAGGCTATAGCGATAGATATAGCAATCCAAGTCCTACAAGGATTAACGGAGCGTGAACAAGCGGAAGGCTGGATCAGCGTAAAGGATAGGCTGCCGGAAATGACAGATGGATTTGGATTCATAAGCAATAAAGTTCTTGTTGCACAAGGAGTAAACGATAAACAAATAAATTTTGGATGGCGCCGGGGATGCGAATGGGTGACATCTTATATGATTCCATTTGCAAGGCAAGAATTAATCACACATTGGATGCCGTTACCGGAGCCGCCGAAGGAGGATAAGGAATGATGACTAAATCAGAATTGCAGCAATTTACAAAAGAAGAACTCATCTGTTACATATCCCGTATAGAGTTTTTTCTTCCGTCATATCCGTCAATCAAAGAATGTATCCTTGAGAAGCGGTTTGATGATGTTGGTATGCTTATTAATAAAAATTTAAAAGCATGCAGTGACTTATATACAAGGTATAAAAATAAGCAAATTAGCAACATTGATTATCTATCACAGAGTATGAAGCTTAATGATGAATGGAGACGATTAGATAAAAAGAGAGATAAAATTGAAAAGGAATTATATCCGAGGGAGGAATAATATGAACAGATTAACAGAAAAAGGAAAACTTGGCTGGCAATTAATAGCCGGATGGATGTCAGTCAGGGGCGATGTAAAAGCGTATAACAAAGCCGTGGAGAAATTAGCGGAATACGAGGATACCGGATTGAATCCAGAACAGATAATGGAAATGGATAAACTCTATTTAGAAAAGTGTGAGGAAGTGAATAAACTGTTGGCGGAATCACAAGAGCGAAAGGATGGCGAATAATGAGCATAGACCATGAGTACACAGACAATATTGTATGCCCGTATTGCGGGCAAGAAAACGAGTGCAGCGGGGAGGTTGAATCAGACAATGAAGATTTAGGGCTGCTCGCATGCCCCGACTGCGGAAAACATTTTTATGCCACAAGAAACATTACCGTTAACTACTGCACATATGAAGCCAATTACGGCACGTGCAAGCACTGCGGAAAAGAAGATGTGCCGGTGGAAGATTACCGTTCTTCGTGCGGCTCATACGAAGGGTTGTGTACCGCCTGTGGACACAAGGAAACACGTAGGCTACAAATTGAATATATGAGGAACATGCATAAGGAGGACGATAATGACTAATTTTGAAAACCTGATAGAGAACATGACGCCGGAGAAGCTGGCACACTTAATCGCAGAAGTAGAAGTTCCGTGTGACAAGCTTGGTTATGATTATGATGGATGCCATTGTACAGGGCGATGTGAGGATTGTGCGTTACGATACTTGCAGCAGGTAAGGCAGGTGATAACAATGGGATCAAGCAGAATGGCAGAGAAATGCGCGCAGTGTCCATATAAAGGAAAATGTGACAAAAAAAGAATGGAGGCACTGGCAATGGCTAGTATGCCCGACAACATAAAAAGTGGAGGTGGAAAAATGAAACAAGTGGCAGTAAGAACAAGGCCCACACAGAGCACATATTTATACGAGCCCTCCGCATTTGGTCGTTTAAATGACTGCTTAAAAGATGGGTACCGGGTAGTGATGTGTAATGCTATAGGTAATGATTTGGAGTACATTCTTGAGAAACCGGAGGGCGATAATGGAGATAAAAGTTGATGATTTAAGAAAGCATATAGGGCTACCGGTATTATTGAAATATACAGTAGGCTCTGCATGGCCAACGAAAGTAGAAGAATGGATTATAGTAAAAAAAGTTACCTACACAAAAGAAAGGGTAAAAGTTTCTCTCATAGGCGGGGAAAAACTTAAATTCCCGAAGGACACAGAACACACGGAGTTATTTGCGGTAGCGCAGTAGGAGAAGGAGGATGCAAATGGATAATAGAAATAAAGGAGATAATAAGATGCAATTAACTAAGTATGAAAAAATTATATTCCTCGAAAGGGACATAGAAGCTCTGGAAAAGAATTTAAAATGCTGGCGGGATTATGCTGATGGCATTGTAGATATGTATACAGAAAATGCCTATATACTATCAGATGCAGAGCAAAAAATTATTTATATACACAAAATGATGTCGGAAATAACATCCAGTGAACCTATAGGATGGCCGCCACAGATTTACGATATTTTCTGTGAATATAATTTTAATTCAAAAGAACATTTTATGAATTGCTATGAAAAGGTCATACGATGTGGAGCAATTAAAAATTTCGAATATGCAATAAAGAAATATAGTCCCGAATCTGCCAAAAAGGAAGTTGAAGAAATCAAGTCGGACCTATCATATAAAAAAGCTGAATTATGGTTTGAGATGGGCGAATTAAACGGATTCGAAAAATTTAAATTAAATGTAATAAAGTGGAATCCGAAGTCTAAAGTGAATAGTCCTTCATTTTGTGGTATGTACATTACAAACGCAATAGCTGAGGCGATGGCGAAAGGAATTGAGCAAGGGATAAAAGGAGGCGCAAGAATGAAACTCATGACGCCGATCGTGAAAGCGATTGAATTGGAATTAGAGTCGGTTGCGCCGGGGATGGAGGAGGATAATGCGCAACAATAATAAAAGAATAAGAATTGGTGACCTTGTAACCTTATGCATACGGATAAAGAGAGAGCGCGAACCGGCAACTGTCAGACCGGTCCGGATGAGGGTACTTGAATTTTACCGGCACTTTATATTATTCGAATCGGCAGCAGGAATCAAGGAATGTTTTAGCCACTGGGAGGTAAAGAGGTTGCTGCGGAAACCGGGGAAGGGGTGATACCGGTGGACAGAGAAGATTTAAAGCAGATATACTATCTCAACAAAGAGGTTCGAATGTGGCAGAAAGAACTGACACGCCTGCAATGCCAATCCTTCGTCAAGGGGCAGGAAATTACAGGCATGCCGTTTGCGGGCGGCACAAGCGATAGGACAGGCGATCTTGCCACGGAAATGAGAGAGGTAGAAGATATTATAAGGGGCAAGCTGGCGGAAATCCAGGTGCAGCGGAGGAAGATAATAGAATACATAGACTCTGTGCCAGACAGTATTGTGAGGCAGATTATATTCTACAGGAATGTATCGTGTATGTCTTGGCGAAGCGTGGCTATGGAATTGGGCGGCGATAATTCGGAGGATGGCGTAAGGATGCAATATAATAGATTTTTTAAAAAAAAATAAAGTTGTTCGATATGTTCGGTTTGCTTATGCTATTATGATAGCATGTAAAAATATAAATAAAGCACTTACAGAAATGTAGGTGCTTTATCCTATTCAGGGGAGTTGCGGAAATAAAAAGATTAGGCAGTCATAAGACCACCTAATCCCGACATAGTTCATCAAGCGTGACGTCAAGGGCATCCGCCAGTTTAATGGCAGTTTCCACCTTGCACCGATTAAAACGTTCAATATCCTCAATGGTGCGCTGTGGAACCCCTGACAGTTCAGAGAGCGCCCTGATAGACAACCCTTTGCTATTTCTTGTTTGTTTTAGTTTCATGCAGATACCTCCATATTTTTGGCAGCACATCCGCAAGCAATATCACGGATGAGCATATAACGAATATACAACTGGTAACGGACCAATCAGTGATAAATGCATAAACAATAGCAAAGACAAAAAATAAATCATAAAATTTTATTTTTTTCATTTTAAATTATACACCGATGTGGTAAAATAAAAGAAGAGGTAGGGGAGATTCCTCTCCCCACTTCCTACTTGAGCGCTTTTATCAACTCCGCTGTTGCGGCGATTAAAGCGGTAGTGACGGCTACTGCTTTAAGTATTAAGTTGATAAGGCGCTCTCTGTGTTTTCGCTTCTTCTTTTTCTTTCCCATCGGTTTCCTCCTTTCCTTTAAGATAGTTATATTATACCACGTTACAACGTGTAAGTCAAGAAGAAAATCGAATATTTTTAAATTATTTTAGCGTCCAGTCGGGTGCTTTTATTATGCAGAGAGGATTAAGTAGCTTTGAAGAGACATTTTCTATTCAGGGGAGTTTTCCTCCTTTCACTCCCTTGATATCCGATATATAAAACAGCAGATTAAGAGGTGGTGATATTGAGTGAGCCAAGGGCGCCAAATTATGAATTAGCCGAAGCCGACTACATGAATGGTATGAAATATAAGGATATTGCATCCAAGTATGGTGTAGCTGAAAATACCGTTAAATCATGGAAGACACGGCATAAATGGAATAGAAAAGGTACGCATACAAAAACTAAAAAAGTATGCACACAAAACAAAAAGGGTGCGCACGAAGAAAAAGCTGTAGCAGATGCGGAAAAAGATAACCCTCAACTCACAGATAAGCAATGGCTTTTTTGTTTGTATTATGTGAAATACAGGAATAAAACAAAAGCTTATCAAAAAGCATATCAGTGCAGCTTGGAAAACGCCCAGTCCCATAGTTATGAAATGTGGAAAAACGTGGCTGTTAAAAAAGAAATTAACAGGTTGCTCCAAGAATACAGGTCGGAAATTGATTTGGATATTAAGGATTTGTTTCGATGGTATTTAGATATAGCAAGAGCAGATATAAGTGATTTCGTTGACATAGACGAATACGGTTTTAAACTACGCACCAAAGAATGTATTGATGGCACGCTTATCAGTGAAATAAAGAACGGGAAGTATGGAATAAGTATTAAGCTGCAGGATAAACTTAAAGCCATGCAGTGGCTGTCTGAGCATATGGGATTAGCCACGGAAGAACAGAAGGCAAAGATTGAGCAGATCAAAGCACATACAGAAAAGATAAAGCAAGACATTGAAAACAATAGCTGGTAAGGAGGGTGTATGTATACGCTGCAAAACTTCTACCGATCAAAACAATGGGAAGGACTCATGCGGGTGCTTCGGGCTGAAAGGGTCAATGAGTATGGTGAGATTATCTGTAGCCATTGCGGCAGGCCTATTGCCCGTGCTTATGATTGCATTGGTCACCACATAGAACACCTGACGGAAGCCAATGTCAATGATGCTGCCATAAGCTTGAATCCTGACAACATTATGCTGGTACATCATTCCTGCCATAACAAAATACACAATAAGCTTGGAAGGATAATACGTCAAGTATATCTTGTATACGGTGCGCCATTATCCGGTAAGACCACATGGGTGGATAGCATCCGGCAGGATGGGGACTTGATTGTTGACATAGACAACATATGGCAATGCGTAAGCGGATGTGAGCGATATGTGAAGCCTGCAAGGCTGAACTCAAATGTATTTGGTGTAAGGGATTGCCTGTTAGAACAGGTGCAATACAGGCGTGGTAAATGGTCAAACGCTTATGTCGTTGGCGGTTATCCGTTGAGCGGAGAAAGGGAGAGGCTATGTGACAGGTTAGGAGCAAGAGAAGTATTCATGGATACATCCGAGGAAGAATGCTTAAAAAGATTGGAGGAAAGCAACGATGGCAGAGACATAAAAGAATGGGAAAAATATATAAAAGATTGGTGGAGAAAGTATGCGCCACTCCCCCCGGGGTAAAATATTTTTTGTCTACAGGGGGACTGTCAGGGAGGTCACATTTCTCATAGAAAGTGAAAAAATGAGATTTTCAGATTTAAAAATCAAAGCAAAGGGGTGAAAACTTGAAAAACACGTTAGTAATTGACCTTGACGCAGAGTGCGCCATCATATGCCTGGAAAAGCTGGCAGACAATACGAATCGACTTTTCATCGAAGCGAGGTCACAGTTATACAACTCACCAATATTTAATTTATTGGCCGATGGATATAGCAAAATTGTTGATTACGAAAAGAATAACGGGTCATTCAAGTTCAGGATACCGGAAGCTTTGATTTTCAACACACCCGAATTTGAAATTGCCATCGGCGGCATAGACCGTGTGACAACGGTTTATTTTTTGAATCAAAGCATAACGGAAGATGGTAATTTGTTTATTCGGCAACAATCCGAAAGAGGCTACATATTACGATGCTCTGTTAAAAATACCACGGGCGTTCCGGTTGCGACCAAGCATAGTCTGGGCGTCGTAAGAATAGGTGAGGGGTTAGACGTAGAGCCGGATGGGACCTTGGATAATCCAACCGGGAGTTTGGAAAGTTTATCTGTAACGGAAATTAATAATATTTTAATTTAGGAGGATACGAAATGGCAAAATTTATAGACGAAACAGGGTTGGCGGTTTTATGGGCTAAGGTAAAAGCGCTCATCACAAGCACGGTAACAGCAAACAAATATACGCATCCGAGTTATACTGCAAAAGCAAGCGGCCTGTATAAAACAACGGTAGATAGCACCGGTCATGTAAGCGCGACAACTGCTGTTGCAAAAGCAGATATCACAGGCCTTGGCATTCCGGCGCAGGATACGACATACGGCGTCGCCACGCAATCGGCAAACGGCCTAATGCCTTCAGCGGATAAGACCAAACTGGACGGGGTAGAGGAGGGTGCAAATAAATACGTGCATCCAAGCGGGACAGGAAGTAATCATATACCGGCCGGAGGCACGGCAAAGAGCATACTTAGCTGGGGAGGGACTCCCGGAGCGGCGCAATGGTACGCTGTCCCTGATGAGCTTAATACGTCGTCTTTCGGAGGCGTTGTAAGTGGTCAGGCAATTGCGACTTACGTAGCTAGCGCAATGGCAACCGTCGAAACTAATGTGGGAAACACATACGCTAAAAAAGAAGACATTGTGGGGATGTATAAATACAAAGGATCTGTTTCAACCGCATCCAGTTTGCCAACAAGTGGGCAGAAAGCCGGCGATGTCTACAACATTGAAAGCGCATCCGCCTACGGCGGCGCAGGCATGAATGTTGCGTGGGATGGAACCAAGTGGGATCCGCTGGGGGAAATTTTTACAATCACGTCCATGACAAATGCTGAAATCGACGCAATATGCGTATAGGAGGCACCCATGGGATACATAGATAATAACGGGTTGAGCAGGCTATGGACAAAAATAAAAGATTACGTAGCCAATAATGCAGTCACGCCGACGAATATAACGGGAAATGCGGGTACTGCGACAAAATGGCAGACGGCCAGAACGATAGAGGGGATAACTATAGACGGCTCTGTGGACAGAACCCATTACGGAACTTGTAGTACGGTATCGGCTACAGTCGCAAAGACGGTGAGCATAACGGGATTTACGCTTGCCACCGGCGCACGCATAACCGTGAGATTTACTTATTGCATAACCGTAAGCGGCGCAACGCTAAACGTAACGAGTACAGGAGCAAAAAGCATCTACTACAAAGGAGCGGTTTTGCCTGCGGGGTATGTACAGACTAATGCGTTAGTAACCTTGATATATGACGGCACGTATTGGAGAGTGGTCGGCGATCTGGTGCAAAGCCAGGTAGATGATCTTGAAACAAGTGTGGCAACGCTTGAGGCAAGCAAGATAAATATTGTGCAATATGCAATCCCGGTGTCATCTATTGCGGTGGGCGGCGGTATAACTATTGCAACGTCACTACCCAACGGTGGCGATATTATTAATGTCAACATATATTGCAACGGCGCCAACCACCCCTTGATGTACTCTGGGTTCAGCGGCGCCACTACCATATGCATCCGAAATGTCGGAACCGGTGCGTACACGCCCCCGACAAACAGCAAGGTTTATATATCTTATATTTAGGGGCTTGCGATATCGAAAAATAAATAAGGAAGGTAAAAGAAAATGGAAAAAGTATATTATGCAGTATCAGCAGGGGCGCCTTTATAAGTGAAAAAGTAATTTCAACAGAGGAATATGGATCAATGGACAGAGAAGCAAAATTAAAAGAATACCTGTGCAATGAAGAAAATAAAGGCTTATTAGAACCGGTCATTGATGAATTTATTTTTTTGGAAGAAAAATTAACTTATTTAAAAACTTTACCCTTCATACAGGTTAATAAAAACAACCCGGGAAAGCAGCGGGCAACTCCGGCAGCGAAACAATACAAAGAGCTGTTGCAGCAGTACACGAATATATTAAAGGTTCTGCAAAGGTACGACAAAAACAATGAGAATCAGGAAGAATCTCCGTTAAGAAAGTGGGTGAATCAGCATATTAAATGAAATGTTGAGTAAAGAATGTCTCCTGAATTTTAAACCAAAGATGAGATATTATGTTTTTGGCATACGCTCGCCGTCATTGATCCAATGTGTATGCTCAACTTGTCCTGAATGCAAGGTGTGTAAATATGCTAATCCGGGAGCGTAAAATCTGGACTCCGGACAATTCTTTTCTGCTAGAGTATCGGGCAAGGACTGAAACTGGGGAAATCATCATAGGGCAGGAGTTATGGCAAGAATTAGAAAACCTGAAAGAAGATTTCCTGAATGATGCGTATTATTATGACACCAATGACGCTTTGCTGCGTATGGACTTCATGGAAAACTGCATCAAGCTGACAAAATCACCATTCTACGGAAAGCCAATGGTTTTAATGCTGTGGCAGAAAGCATTAATTGAAGCAATTTACAGTTTCAAAATGTCGGAGACTACATTTGCACGCTTTAAAAAGGTGTTGCTGCTGATTGCTCGAAAAAATACAAAGTCAGAGACATGTTCAGCTTTGGGACTGTCGGAGTTTATAACAGGTAATGAAGGTGCGGATTTGGTTTGTTCGTCCAACGATGATAACCAGGCCAGTATCACCTATGACGCCATAGACACCATGCGCATATTGATCGACCCGGACAGCTTGGATACAAAACGGAATCAGCGCTTTATTTTAAATAAAACAACAAACACAAAAATATTTAAACTTTCTGATCGGACGAGAAACAAAGAAGGACGCAACATTGACTTTGCCATCATAGACGAAACACACGAAATGAAGGACAATGTAATTGCAAAATCCATTGAGCAATCGCAGTCATTGAAAGACGAACCGCTATTTATTAATATTACGACAGAGGGGTTTGTCAAGGATGGGTACCTGGATGGCGAGTTAAAAAAGGCGCGAAAAATTATATCAGGAGAAGCGGAGGACAAAGCAAGCACGAGATTTTTACCCTGGCTGTACACGCAGGATAGCGAACAGGAAGTATGGAACGGGGACAGATGCAATAAATTGTGGATGAAGTCGAATCCTACGCTTGGCATAGTAAAAAAGTGGGATTATTTAGAAGAGCAGGTTGACACGGCGCGGGAATCGAAAGGCGACCGTGTTTTTACTTTGTCCAAAGATTTTAATATCAAGCAGGACAGTGCGCAGGCGTGGCTAATGACGGAGGATTATGAGTATGTGAGTAAATACGATTTAAAAGATTTCAAGAACAGCATATGTCTGGGTGCGGTTGACCTGTCTGAAACAACGGACATGACCAATGCGAAAGCGTTACTCATGAAACCGAACGATAAAAAGAAATACATCCACACTCACTACTGGATACCGGAATCAAAATTGACAAGTTCAGATGATAAAGAGGCCGGTGCAAAATATGAAGAATGGGCGAAAGAAGGACTGCTGACCATCTGTGAAGGAAACGACATTGATTTATCCCTTGTAGCGGACTGGTTTTACTCTCTGTACGATGAGCACAGCATAAGGCTGTATAAATGCGGTTATGACCAGCGGTTTGCGAAAGAATTTTTGTCCCGGATGGGCTTTTACGGTTGGACCCGTGAAAATGACGATATGATTATGATTCTACAAAACGCACAGACGTTAAGTAATGCCATGAAGCTTGTAGAAGCAGATTTAAAGCACAGGCTGATTAATTATAATGAAAATGATATTGATAAATGGTGTCTTGGCAATGCAAGCATAAAAGTAGATCCATACGGGCAGTGCCTTTGTGTGAAAGAATACAACGCAAAACGTATTGATGGGGCGGTAACACTTATTATTTTATACGAAGTGTTCCGGCGATGCCGGAGCGACTTTAAAACCATGATCGGAGGTGATTGACATGGGGTTCATGGATAACCTTGTTAAGTTTTGGGGTAAGAAAAAGAAAAGCACGGGACTGGCGGAATCCCTGGTAGGTCATACGCCGATATTTTCCCAATTCGGGACGGATATATATGCTTCTGACGTGGTGCAGCAGGCTATTTCATGTATCGTGCAGGAGATAAAGAAACTGAATCCTACTCACGTAAGAGAAAGCGGCATGGATGTGACGCCGGTAAATGGCTCATTACAAAGAGCGCTGCAAAATCCCACACCATTTATGACAACATCGGATTTTCTTGAAAAGATAACATGGCTGCTGTTTTTTAATTACAATGTTTTTATATATCCGACTTATTACGTTTGGAAGGATGAGGAAACAGGAAAAGAAAAAGTTATTTACACTGGATTGTATCCGTTGCAGCCAACACAAGTTGATTTTTTACAGGATGTCAGCGGGGAGTTATATACAAAGTTATGGTTTGCCAATGCCTACAATGTGACATTGCCTTATAACCGATTGATACATATAAGAAAAAACTATAGCGTGAATGATTACATGGGCGGCAACCAATTCGGGCAGCCGGACAATGACACGTTACTAAGCACCTTGCAAATTAATGATGATCTTTTAAAAGGCATTGCAAAAGCCATGAGAGCCAGTTATCAAGTCAATGGTGTCGTAAAGTACAATACTATGCTGGACAAAGATGGCAGCATGGAAAAGGCGATCAAGGATTTTGATAAAAAGCTACAAACCTCTGAATCCGGGTTTCTCCCTGCGGATTTAAGGGCTGAAATCACAGCATTTAACCGAAAAATACAGATGGTGGATGCGACAACGCTTAAATTTATTGATGAAAAAATTCTGCGAAACTACGGAGTAGCGCTTTGTATTTTGACAGGGGATTACACAAAAGAGCAATATGAGGCGTTTTACCAAAAAACGCTTGAGCCAATAATCATAACTCTTTCACAAGCGTTCACAAAGATACTGTTTACTGATAATGAAAGGTCCTATGGGAATAAAATCATGTTTTATCCCAAAAACCTTATTTTTATGTCCACGTCCGAAACATTGGAGATGATACGGCTGCTGGGCGATTCGGGAACGCTTTATGAAAATGAAAAGCGTACTGCATTAGGCTTGCGCCCATTGCCTGAATTGGCAGGTAGGCGGATGCAGTCCCTGAACTATGTAGACGTTGACCTTGCACCGCAATATCAGATGCAGAGAAAAAATAATCAAGGAGGGAAAACAGGAAATGAAGAAGAATGAGTATACGCAGAGGTCTTATGATTTTGAAATGAGAGCATCGCCGGACGAAGCGGGAGTGATCGAGGGTCGTCCGATTGTATTTGAATCAAAAACAGACCTGGGGTATTTTGATGAAATTATTCACAGGGGCGCACTGGACAAAACAAATTTAAAAGATGTGCGCTTCTTAGTAAACCATAACATTGGCATGGTTCCCTTAGCGCGGAGCCGTAATAACAACGAAAATTCAACCATGCGGCTGATGCCCGACAAAGACGGTTTAGGGATCCGCTTAAATTTGGACATCGAAAACAATTCAGATGCCAAAAACCTCCATAGCGCAATACAGAGAGGGGACATTACGGGCATGTCATTTATGTTCTCAATTAATGGCGAAGAGTGGGAGGACTTAGAATCAGACCACCCAACGCGCCACATTAGAGATATAGGGGAAGTGCTTGAAGTATCAGCGGTCACTTTCCCGGCCTATGAAGCTACAGAAATCAACGCAAGAGCCAAAAGTGAACTGGACAGTTCAAGGGCGCTGGACAGCGCCCGCTCTAAGACACCGGACGGTGTGAATGCGGATGAACTGGAACTGCTGAAACTTAAAAACAGATTATATTAGGAGGCATAAACAGAATGAAATTTAGAACTTATTTACAGAACTTAATCAAAGTAAAAAGAAGCCAGATTGAAGAATTACAGAAAAAGTCCGATGTTTCCGAGGACATTAACGAGGTCAGATCAATTGGAGATCAGTTGAAAGTGCTCAGGGATGAAATCACAGAGGCAGAAAAGCAGCTGGAAGAATTGGACGATGATGGAGAAGGCGAAGGAGAGGGGGAAGGTTCGGGGACCGTAGAAGGTGAAGGACGTTCTTTTAACCCTCTGGACACCTACGGAAACTTGACACCGGTAGGCAGCTTCCAGCAGGGAACGCAGCGCAATGCCGACCCGTTTGCATCAACGGAATACCGGCAGGCGTTTAAAACCTATGTACAGAGAGGCACGGCGATCCCGGATAAGCTGTTACAGCGTGCAGGCGGTGATACGGGGACAACGGTAGCGGCAGATATTGGCGCAATTGTTCCGACTACGATCATGAACGAGTTCATCAAGGATGTTTCCAAGGTCTATGGTCAGATATATTCCAAGGTACGTAAACTAAACGTAAAGGGCGGTGTAAAGTTCCCGATTTCCAAATTAAAGGCAAATTTCAAGTGGATCACGGAAACTACGGTATCCGAAAAGCAGAAAGCCGGAGACATCAAGGAGTTTGTGGAATTTTCCTACAACATCGGGGAAATCCGGGTTGCACAGACTCTTCTTTCAGAAATCATTTCTTTAGACCTGTTTGAACAGGAAATTGTCAAGATCATGGTAGCGGCTTACGTTGAAGAAATGGACAAGGGAATTATTTCAGGTTCCGGATCCGGTCAGTTGTTGGGCATTACAAAAGACACGCGCGTAAAAAATGTAATTACGTTTACAGAGGAAGAGTTCGCAGACTGGACAGCATGGAGAAAGAAACTGTTTGCAGTGATCCCATTGTCAAAGAGGGGGCAGGGAGAATTTTTATTTCCGTCGTCCACCGTGGAATCTAACTTATTAACCATGAAAGATAAAAATGATCGTCCGATTTACAAAGAAGCAACCGATATCACAATAGGGAATGATGGGGGCAAGTTCTACGGACGCCCCGTTACCCTGGTCGAGCCGGATGTTGTAGCAGACTTTGATACGGCAGCGCAGGGAACGGTCGTAGGCATCTATTGGGTGCCGAGTGATTACGCAATCAACACCAATTTGCAGTTCGGCATGAAGCGTTATTTTGACGAAGACAGCAATGAATGGATTAATAAAGGTCTGACCATCGTGGACGGCAAGATTCTTGATCCATCTGGATGCTACCTCATCAAAAAGAAAAACACACCTACAGGCTGATGAATGGAGGCGGTCAGATGTCCGATGAGGAATTACTTGAAAAAGTAAAGTTAACCCTTGGCATTACAGGGGAGTTTCAAGACGCTACATTGGGGACTTACATTGAAGAGGTTAAACAGTATCTTGCGGATGCCGGGGTAAAAGAAGCGGTAATTGAATCAAAATACGCTGCGGGAGCAATTGCCCGCGGCGTCGCTGATCTATGGAACTACGGTTCGGGATCGGCAGCACTTAGCAACTACTTCAAAGAACGCACGATACAATTGTGCTATAAAGGTGATGAAGATGTATAGACCGAAGGATCCATTCACAACGCCTATGTATTTGCTGATACCGGAATATATAACGGCGAAAGGCTCCACGAAAAAGACCTATCCGCAGGAAGGCCTTTTATTCATGGGGAGTTTTAAGACTTACGGCGGCACGGAAACAGATTCAAACGGCGCCTTCTCCGTAGAGGACACCGCCAACATAGAAACATGGTATCGACCGGACATAACGTCGGAATGCAGAATTTCGCTATGCAACAATACAACTGCCGTCTATGAAATAATCGGTGAACCGGAGAATATCGACCAAAGGAATCAATTTCTTAAATTTAAGGTTCGCCGGGTGAAAGGCGGTGCATAAATGGGAAGAAATACTTTGAAGCTTAGCACGGAAGGTTTTGAACAATACCTGGCAAAGTTAAAAGGATTGGGAGCGGATTTAAAGCCCATCGTTACGGAAGCCTTGGAGCAGGCAGGGGAAACCGTTCAATACGATACCGAGAACGCAATGGGGAGCTTGCCAAATGGCGGAAAGTATGAAACGGGGAAAACCAGAAAATCCATTATCCGCAATCCTGAAGTAAAATGGACGGGAGCCATGGCGGAAATCGGCGTAGGGTTTAATTTTGCACCATCATCGGCAGCAGGATATCTAATAACCGGAACGCCGAGAATGAAGCCGGCAAGAGAATTGAACCGCATGTATAAAGGTAAAATCTATATAAAAGGGATACAGCAGGATATGGCGGACATATTTGTTGACGAGCTGACAAAAAGGATGGTTGATTGAATTGGAAGATAAGCTAATAGAAATTTTGAGCGGATTCAGATATCCGGTAATGCTCCAAGGGTCGCTGTCGGAGAATGAAGATTATCCGCCTCACTTTTTTACGTTTTGGAATAATGACAGTGCAAGCGATAGTTTTTATGACAATAAAGACCATTCGCTTGTTTGCGAATACGATGTTAATTTTTATAGTAGCGATCCGGAATTGGTCTATACCAGATTACGGGAAGCAATTGAGGAACTAAAAAAACAAGGGTTTATCGTTTCCGGTGACGGGTACAGCGTTGCCAGTGATGAGCCCACGCATGACGGTAGAGGGGTGCATGTGATCTACCGGAAGAATTAGGAGGTTATTATGGGAGATTTAGTAATCCAGGAATACAGAGGCATTGAAGGGCTGGTATATGCGGAACTTATCAAAGACACAAAAGATGAAATTGAATACGGAGAAGTAAAGCCGTTGTCAGGAGTATCCGAGTTAAATAAAGAGACGTCAAGCGATAGTGCAACGCATTATTATGACAACGTTCCTGCAATTGTCATTGACTCTACGGGTGCGGATGAAGTAAAGATGAACACTTCTCTGATCCCGTTGCCAACGCTGGGAGAAATCACAGGCCAGTATTACGATAAAACTACGGGAATGATGGTAGAAGGTGAAAGGGAATCCAAATACTTTGCCATCGGCTATACAACGGAGACGACGGATGGCACAAAAATGCTGGTATGGAGAAACAAAGGACGGTTTAACATCCCGGCAAGCACCCATGCCACAAAAGACGATGGCACAGACGCAAACGGGCAGGAATTGACTTACACAGGCATTAACACTATCCACAAATTCGACAAAACGAAGAAAACGGCAAAAGCGGTTATAGTTGATGAATCCCTGAAGTTGGTGGATACCGCTACATTCTTCGGCACGGTGCAAACGCCGGATACAGTAACAGCGAAAACAACACCGTAACACATTCGCAGGGGCAGTAATGCCCCTCACTTTTCTTATTTGGAGGACAATTATGGATTTAAAGTTGAATATTTACAACGAAGAGGGTAAGTATATCAGAACCGCTAAGGGGGAAATGGTAGCTATCCGCTTCGGCGTCATACGGAAACTCATGGCATTACTAAACGTTGGAAATGAGAACGAAACAGACATTCTGACAACGGTTGCAAATGCTTGGGTTGAGATTACAAAATTGTTAAGCACGATTTTTCCGGATGTAAAAGAAGAGGAATGGGATAATGTCGATGTTTCCGAACTTATCCCCCTGATTCTTTCGATTGCAAAAGGAGCCGTCACTAAAATGACGCAACTGCCAGCGGACCCAAACACAAAGGGGGCGTAGACGATACGCCCCTGCCCGAACTATTGTTTGAATTAGAATACAACTTATGCAAGACGTTTCCAGCCTATACGCCCAGCGCGTTAGAGCGGGAGACGTTTTTTTATGTAATTGATTTATTTACGGATTTAACCCTTATGCGGCGTCGGGAAGAAAAAAGCGCAAAGCCGCAAGGGGAAAGGACAATACGCAGGCCTGCAGGCGATAACTGGTTTTAGGAGGTGGATATATGCCGAAGGGTGAAGAATTTACCACAAAATTCAAGGTCGATATATCCGACCTTAAAAAGAATATTACAGAGGCCGGCAAGCAGATAAAACTTGCCAATGCCACGTTTAAAGCAGCCACCTCCGGCATGGACAGCTGGGGGAAATCAGCCGATGGCATCAGCGCAAAATTAAAGCAATTAGATTCTGTTTTGCAGTCCCAAAAGACAAAGTTACAAAGCTATAAGGACGAATTAAAACGGACGGAGCAGGCAAAAGCGGAAAACTCTAAAAGATCAGAAGAATTACGCGCTGCGTATCAAAAAGCGGTTGAACAATATGGCAAAAACTCTGATGAAGCCAAAAAGTATAAAAACGCACTGAATGAAGTCGAAAAAGAACAGGCGGCGAATGAAGAGGCGGCGGAAAAACTACGGATTACCGTGCTTAACCAGGAAGGTGCCGTTGCACAGACCGAAAAAGAGTTAGGGAAATATTCTGACCAACTGGACGAAATGGAGACAGCAGCAAAGAAAAGCGCAACGGCATCCGAACAACTAGAGCAATCCATTTCAGATCAGGAGTCCGAGTTAAAAACGTTAAAGAAACAGTATGCGGATATTGTATTGACACAAGGCGAGGAATCGGACGCGGCAAAGGAATGCGCTAAAAAGATAAAGGATTTGTCCAATGAACTGAATGAAAATAAGTCAAAGCTGAAAAGTGCCGAGGACGCAGCGGACGATCTTGCAAAAGAGTTTGATGATGCGGAAGAGGCAGCAGACGATTTAGGGGACTCCTTTGACAAGATAGACGCTCCTTCTATCTCTAATGGATTTACAATTATAAAAGGTGCTCTGGCGAATCTGGTTGCTGACGGATTCAGGCTGGCGATAGACAAGGCGAAAGAATTTGCCAGCACCATGATTGAATCTGCGGCGAGCGTAAAAGCAGAGACGGCGCAATTTGAACAGACCTTTGGCAGTTTAGAGGATAAAGCGGGGGCAGCCATTGGCGGAGTGGCGAAACAGGCGGGGATTTTAGACACCCGTTTAAAAACGACAGGAACATCCATATATGCGTTTGCGAAAGCATCCGGAATGGACGGTGCAGAAGCCTTAAAAATGATGGAAGAGGCACTAACGGTCACGGCTGACAGCGCAGCGTATTACGACAGGAGTCTGGAAGATGTCAGTGAAAGCTTGACGTCATTCCTGAAAGGCAATTATTCGAACGATGCAGCATTAGGAGTATCCTGTACCGAGACAACCAGAAACACGGCGGCCAATAAGCTGTTTGGAAAATCGTTTAAAGACTTGTCAGAAGCGCAAAAACAGCTTGCATTATTGGAAATGGTAAAGGACGCAAATGAGTTGTCCGGCGCCATGGGTCAAGCATCAAGAGAAGCGGACGGATGGGAGAATGTCACCGGCAATTTAAAAGAAAGCTGGCGCCAATTTACTGCCAATGTCGGCACATCCGTGCTGGAAGAATTAACACCTGTTATTCAAGACATCACAACGAAAATTATAGAGTTTTCCTCAAGCGTGGACTGGCAGGCGTTCGGAGAAAAAGTGTCAAGCGCAGCGGGGAAAATCAAAGACGTTTTCCTGTGGGTGGTTGGTAACAGCGATATGATTATAGCCGCCATAGCGGGCATGGTTGCGGGCTTTGCTGCTTTTAAAATCGGCTCACTGGTGGTAAGTTTTGTTAATCTATTTAAAAAAATAAAAAGTGGAACCGGAATTATGGCGGCTTTCAGTGCTGTTATGGCAACGAATCTAATTGTACTTATCGTGGCTGCCATAGTAGGATTGATAGCAGCCTTCGTTGTCCTGTGGAATAAATCAGAAGCGTTTCGTAATTTCTGGATAGGGCTATGGGAAGGAATCAAGTCGGTTGTTGGAACTGTTGTTAACGCCATTGCGAAATTCTTTACCGAGACCATACCCAACGCTTTTATGACAGCAGTCACGGCAGTGGGAAATTTTTTCACGAACGTGATAACTTTTTTCTCACAGTTACCCGGCAGGATAGCAGCATTTTTAGGAAATGTTATTTCAAATGTAGCGGCGTGGGCCGGTAATCTGATCCAAAAAGGGGTTGAAGCCGGGTCAAGCTTTATTTCAAGCGTGATCCAATTCTTTCAACAGCTGCCATATAAAATTGGGTACATTATAGGCCTTGCCATTGGAAAGGTTTTAATCTTTGGAACAAAACTAATTACTTTCGCAAAAACAGAGATACCTAAATTTGTAACTAACGTAATCAATTTCATCAAGCAGCTGCCTGGTAAGTTTGCAACATGGCTGACAAATACAATAGCCAAGGTGGCAGCATGGGGCGTCAACCTTGTATCCACAGGGCGAGAGAAAGCATCCGGCTTCATAACAAGCGTGATTAACTTCATTAAGGAATTACCCGGTAAGATATGGACGTGGTTGACAAACACCATAACGAAAGTAGTTGCCTGGGGAACGGATATGGCAAAGACCGGGCAGGAAAAAGCATCTGACTTTTTAAAGAATGTCATTAATAACATAAAATCCCTGCCGGGGAAAGTTTATGAAGCGATTAAGGGCGCAATTACAAAAGTAATCGAATGGGGCACTAACTTAGCCGCAAAAGGCAGACAGGCGGCCTCCGACTTGTTTAATGCCGTTGTGAACGGCGTGAAAGATTTACCAAGTAGAATGCTGGAAATAGGTAAAAACATTGTCAATGGTGTATGGCAGGGTATTGTTAATGCAAAAGATCAGTTCATGGCGAATATTAAGAACTTCTTTTCAGGATTGGTCAAAGGTGCGAAAGATGCCCTTGGCATCAAATCGCCATCACGTGTATTTAAGGATCAAGTGGGTAAACAAATTGTCGCAGGTATTCAAGTTGGCATTGGAAGAGGCACTGCAAGTGCCATGAACACCATGAGCAAATTATGTGACAGCTTATTAAAAACTGCATTGAAGGCAAACGGAAATTATAAGTCTGCCGGAGCCAGTGCAGTTAAATCTTTTGAGAAGGGCTATAAAGAAATGCTGAGCACGTCCTCAAAAAATATTCAGGACTTGATAGATAAAGAAGTATCAAAAAAGAATAGTGCCATAGATAAAAAAACGGAAGAAACCATTGAAAAGCGTAAAGCAGCGATTGAAAAAGAAAATAAAGCCCTGAAAAAGCAAATCAGTAAAAACAACAAGGACCAGATAAATGAGCAGATAAGCGCAAATAACAAAGCGCTGACTAAAGAAATCAACCAATTGAAAGCAAGTGCAAAAAAGAAAAAAGAACAGTATGCAAAGTCTGGGAAATCTGTTATGGAGGCTTATGAGAAAGCTATGTCAGCGGCAGCGGATAAGATAAAAACAACCTTATCGAATAAGCTGACCCAGATAGCGGAAGAAGCACAGGCTAAATATGATGAGATCGCCAAGCTGCAAGACAGCCTAAATCAAAAGTTAAGCGGATATGGGGATTTATTCACTCGTGATGAGAGTAATAATCTGATTGTTTCCAATATCAATAACGATATCAACACTCTGAAAACTTATGGGAAAAACCTTGAAGCATTGAAGGGTAAAATTTCTGATGAATTAATGAATGAAATTGCAGAGATGAATGTCCAGGATGCGGTAGACTATACGGCGGCGCTGCTCCAAATGTCCGCCGACGAATTAAAGGCTTATAATGACGCCTACACAAATAAAATCAACACCGCCAAGAACATATCAGCGTCTTTCTACAAAGAACAGGTAAACGCTATTAAAACGGAATACACAGACAAGGTAAAAGCGGCGTTCGCAGACGTGGAAACCCAGCTGCAGACTGCCGGGCAAAATGCAATAGAAGGATTCATAAAGGGCATGACCAAAAAGGCTAAAAAAGCGGATAAGGCAATTAAGAAGATAACCAATTCCATCACCAAGGCCATGAACAAAGCATTGAAAATCAATAGCCCGTCTAAGGTTTTTGAGCAAATAGGCGTTTACTCCGGGGAAGGGTATGAAATTGGTTTCGTAGAGTCCCTGAAAGCTGCTAAAAAAGCAATTATAGCGGCACTGCCTACGGATATTTCCGGAATGGGATCAGGTACCAGCGCAACAACCACCAACAAGGTATACAATTTCTATCAGACAAACAACAGCCCGAAAGCGCTTAGCCGCTTAGAAATTTACCGTCAGACGAAGAACCAATTGGCATTTGCAAAGGGGGTATAAGTTCCATGTTCACACTCAAGGCAGAAAATAAAAGAGGGAGGGTTATTGAATTAACCGGGAACCCAAGCTATGAGGTTTTGAGCGTTACGGGACTTAATCCCCCGAACGCCACCGTAAATATGTCGGCGGTTGCTAACCTTGACGGGAAATTTTTCAACAGTTCAAAGATCAATGAACGAAATGTTGTTATCACGTTAAAAATTAATCAGCCGGTGGAAGGCAACCGCATAGCAATATATGATTATTTCCAGGCAAAGCAGTACATTAAAATTTATTACTCGAATGATATAAGGGACGTGTACGCAGAAGGGTACATTGATACGATGGAATGTGATTTATTCACAGAAAACGAAGTTATGCAAATATCTATCATGTGTCCTAATCCGTTTTTCAAGGATGTAAAAGAAAGCCGTATTGATTTTAGCCAGGTGATCGATCTGTTAGAATTTCCGCTTTCCGCTCCAAAAGAAGGGATAGCACTGTCTGAATTAGATTTAGTCAACCGCATTAATATACCAACGGAGCATGACGCGGGCATCATTATGACCCTCGCCGCAACCGGATACGTACAAAGCCCCGTCGTTTATAACGTTGAGACCAGGAGAGCATTCAGATTAAATCTAAAAATGGAACCGGGGGATCAGATCATTGTAAATACGAACAGAGGTGAAAAAAGCGTTCTACTTTTTCGGTCAGGAGGATACACCAACATCATTAATTACGTTTCATCAAATCCGGATTGGTTTCAGTTAGAGACCGGGGACAATGTGTTTACTTACGAGGCACAAAGCGGCAGCGAACATCTTACAGTGTCAATTATATATAGGGCAGTTTACGAGGGGGTGTAGCCTTGGAAGCGTATGTTTATAATACGAACTTAGAAACCATCGGGATAATTGATGCGTTTGCATCCCTGATCTGGACAACAAGATACTTTCAGGAGGGGGATTTTGAATTATACCTTCCGGTATCGGATGAAAATATCAAACTTTTACAGGAAAATTATTATTTGATGCGACCGGATGATGATTCAGTAATGATTATAAAAAAGATAAAAATAACAACCGACCTTGAAAACAGCAGCTATATGACTGTTTCGGGACCGTCCTTGGAATCCGTTTTAGAACGCAGGATTATCTGGCGGCAAACAAACTTATCCGGAAGAGTAGAAGAATGTATCAGACGCCTTATCACTGAAAATGCCATAGAGCCGGATGTTTTGTCAAGAAAGATACAAAGATTAAAACTTGGAACACTTCTGGGCTTCACGGAGACTATGGAGACGCAAGTCACTGGACACAATTTACTGACTTACGTATCAGAAACTTGTAAAACTTACGGCTGGGGCTTTAAGGTAACTATTCAGAATGATTCTTTTGTATTTCAATTATACAAAGGCATGGATCGCTCTTATAATCAAAACACAAATCCATATGTAGTATTTTCGCCGGAGTTTGATAATTTTCTGCGTTCAGAATATACACTGGACTCTACCAATTATAGTAACGTTGCCCTGGTTGCCGGCGAAGGTGAAGGGGCAGAGCGCCGCACTCAAATCTTAGGTGAGGCAGCAGATTTAAGCCGATATGAATTATTTGTGGATGCAAGAGACGTGTCAAGCAATAGCGGTGAAATATCGGATGAAGAGTATGAACAAAATTTAATCCAGCGAGGAGAGGAAAAACTTGCAGAAACAGCCATAACAGAAGCATACACAGGCGAAGTAGAGACGCGCATTAGTTATAAGTATAAAGAAGATTATTTTTTAGGGGATACAATACAGATCAAAAACGAATACGGCATGGAGGCCGCTCCTATCATCATTGAGATCATTGAGTCGGAGGATGAAAACGGATACACGGCAATACCAACATGGGAGGTAAAATAATGGCAATAGAGAGTGGATTTTTTAACAGCGTCAACGGTGACAGACTTTATAATGCCGAAGATATGGGGCGGTACCTTGGAAAGTTGGTAAGTTCCGGCGTTTATCCAAACCCAAGTACTAGCTTACAGGTCTTGACCGGAACGGGCATGCAGGTACAGGTTCAGCCGGGGTATGCAATGTTGGAATCACACTGGTTGAACAGCGATTCGATAATTAATATCAGCATCCCGGCAGCAGATGTAACCCTATATCGCTACGATGCGGTAATTATGAAATTGGACCTTGTGCAAAGACGCAGCACTATTGAATTAAAACAAGGCAATGCGTCCAGTTTCCCGGTTGCTCCAGACATGACAAGGTCAGAAACCGTTATGGAATGGTGCCTGGCAAAAATTTTTGTCGAACCAAAGACAACCACTGTCACGCAATCCAAGATTACGGATACACGAGCAGATACAAAAATCTGTGGATGGATCACCGGGCTGGTTAATCAGGTTGACACTGCAGCTTTATTTACGCAGTGGCAAACGGCATATGAGGAATTTTACGAAAATTTTAAGGGCTGGTTTAGCACGCTCACAGATGAACTACGAGTTGATACCTACATAGAAAAGCAAGTGTTTAGAACTCGTACCCTTGGAGTTCCACCAGCAACGCAAACTTCCACTAGCCTGAATATAAAATATGATAAAACGAAAGATATATTACTTTTGTTCGTGAATGGAAAATATTTGGCGGAGGAACAAGATTATACTACCAGCGTTAGTTCGAGCGGATGGATTGTTGCTGTGTTTAAAGAGGCTCTTACATTGCCAAATACTTTTGATGCAATCGTACTAAGTTCAAAAATTGGAGTGAAGTAAAGAGGGCGCAATTGGAGAACAGAGCCAGGCTTAAGAAGGTGTTACTTTAATGTTTAGTTAGCAGAAAGGAAAGGTAAAAGGAAATGGAAAAAGTAATTGATAAGTATAACATGACGGTGGGCGCTATTGTAACCCTGCTCACGGCGGTATTTGGCATCTACTGGTACATATTTGTGGCATACTTTGCAATGAACGTATTTGACTGGCTCACGGGCTGGTACAAGGCGCGCAGACTGGGCAAGGAGAGCAGTGCCGTGGGATTTAAAGGTGCTGCAAAAAAACTGGGGTATTGGGTTATCATTGCCGTGGCTTTTATTATGCCTTATGTATTTATACAACTGGGGAGCCAACTGCTGGGCATAGATCTGGGCTTTTTGGTTATGATCGGCTGGTTTACTCTGGCCTGCCTGCTGGTGAATGAAATCCGCAGCATACTGGAGAATCTTGTGGAATGCGGCTATAACGTGCCTGCGGTGCTAATTAAGGGTTTGGCAGTAACGGAGAAGCTAATAAATGCAAAAACGGAGCATGGAGAGGATGAATAGAAAGGGCGAGTAATCGCTCTTTTCTTATGCGCAAAAAGCAGGAAGGAGTATTTTATGGATATTTTAAGAAGTGAAAAAACAAAAGATTTATCAGAGGAAGAAATCGTTAATCTGCAAAAGAAAGTCAATGAAATGTCACCAGAGGAATTAAAGAAATACCGAAACAGTTTTGATCCTGATTCAATGGGGCACTGGGGGAAGGAGGCAATATAAATGTCTTTGACGATTAATAAATGCTTAACCGCACGAAATTTCACAGACTGTAATAATGCCGCACGAAATAAATATATCGTAATTCATTACGTGGGCGCTTTGGGCGGTGCTGAAGCTAACTGTAAATATTACAGGGATAATTTTGTAGGAGCGTCCGCTCATTACTACGTTGGATTTCAAGGCGAACGCTGGCAGAGCGTTTTAGATGAAGACATTGCATGGCATTGTGGGGCAAGCAGCTATGTACATGCAGGATGCAGGAATTCGAACTCCATCGGAATTGAAATATGCGTGCGGAAGAAATCCACGGCTACCATGAATGCCACAGACAAGGACTGGTATTTTGAATCGGCTACCGTGGCAAGCGCAATTGAGCTTACCAAATATCTTATGAAGAAATACAATATTCCGGCAGACAGGGTTATACGTCACTATGATGTTACTGGGAAGATCTGCCCCAATCCATACGTATATAACAACACGGCACATACATGGACGGCATTTAAAGCAGCCCTAACCGATCTGCAGATAAAGGTCGGCGGAAAGTACAAGCTTCTGGTAAACATATACTTCCGGAAAACCCCGTCCGGCGAGTATGTGAAATGGAAAGAATTATCAGAAACAGCAAAGAAGAAATCTACTAAAAAAAGTAAAAGCAAACTGAAAAAAGGTAATACCGTGAAGGCTCTGGAAGTGAAAACACAGTCGAACGGGAATGTCTGGATCCGCATTAAGAACGGATGGCTGTGCGTCAAATACAAAGGGAAATATCGGGTCAAATAAGTACAAGCCTGGTATGTTAGATTTGTCGAAACAATTTTGTAGCATTTGCTTGGCAGATGTGATATTATGCTTTTGATAAATAGATATTTAGATTGTTTCAAGAAGAGGTCCCCCGGATTGTTCCGGGGGGCTTTTTCTTTTTACACATAACTCATTGTTGCGATTTTTGTCATTTCTCATTTCTCCAATTTTTCGCTACCCATATAACCACTACAAGGCTAAATATAGCGATTATTACAGTTGCAATCATATCTAAATAATTCAACATATCAATCCCTCCGTTCTATTGACAACAGTTCCATTTTCAATTATTATTTTGATGGGGGAGGTTTCCTCCCCCTTGACCTAATTAAGTATCTTTGTTATAATATCTATAACAGATTTGATTAGGTTTAGTAGAGCAGTGGCAAGAACTAACTTTTGTAGGGTGTCGTTCTTGTCACTCTTTTTTTGCTTTCTCAT